CAGTTAAAACTCCTATCTACATCACTTCAACAGATGATGTTTCAGGAAGTGCACCAAAAACTACAAAAGGTGCTATTGGTGATTATGCTATTGTGGCAACAAATCCAAACAACAGATTGTACTACAAAACTAGATCAAACACATGGGTACAAGTAGGCGACATTTCATCTGCAACCAAAGACAATTCATGGGCATCCGCTCATCCAACCGTTAAAGGAACCAAGACTAATCCAACAATCACCAACTCTGATGTGATTTCCATCAATGGTGTAGAAGTAGGAAGTTTAGGAACAACCGTGACTACTATGGCAGCGGCCATCAATTCAGCAAACATCACAGGTATTAAAGCTGGAGCAGTGAACGGCCAATTAGAAATTTATGCAGTTCCTCTATCTGCGACAGATTCATCTCTGGCAGATGGTTCAGTTTTACTAGCTGACAGCACGGGAACTCCATTAGCAGATGCTGGATTGACTGCTGGAACATACTATTGTCCAAAAGTATTCATTGGTCAACACACAGAAGATCATGGATTTAGAACTTCAGACTCTCAGTCAAGACCAACCGGATCTGTTTGGATTCAAACCACAGAACCCAACGGTGGTGCATCTGTTTCACTCAAAAAATATTCAAGCACTTCAGGATCTTTTGGAATTGTAAGTGCTCCTGTTTACAAGACTCAAGAGCAAGCACTACAGCAATTAGATAAGTTAGGCGGTGGTTACAACATAACAACAAATAACCACTTTGTTCAAGTAAACACAGGCGAATCAGAAGTAGGCGACTCAACTTATGTGGTCGGTGAATTGGTAGATTATGTTGTTTATAAAAGAGCGGTAGGTGTAGGTGCAGGAACTTCTATCACTTCTAACGTGATTACAACCAAAGCATCAGCTTTCAGTGGTACTGGAACTATTAAGATGGCAGAAACATTATTACAATCATCTGCAACATCTAATACAGCATCTAATCTATTAGATACAAAAACCGTAACCGTAAGTGGCACAGACGCCGATGATTTAGTCACAGCAATCTCAGCTGCAGGATTCAAATATGTTACTGCTTCTTATGATTCTAATACAAAAAGAATCACTATTACTCACTCGCAGGGCGGAAACATTTATTTCTCAGATGTCACTGGAACTTGCATGAATGACATAGGTTTTGGAACAACGTATGCAAATTCATACACAGGCAATTCTAATCTATCATCAGAAAAGATTGCTAATCTTTATGTTGCTCCGGCAGGTGATAAGGATGATTTTAGCACAAATTATTCCGCTGATGATAACACAAGAACTTTTGCATTTGTGGCTTCAGGCTGGAAGGTAGTAGAAAACACTCCAGACTCAGGAACAACATTTACACCTATCCAATCAGTTACTGAACCAACCAAAGATCCAGCAAACAATCAACTTTGGTACAACACAACAGTTGACGAAGTTGACATCCTAATACACGACGGAAGTGCATGGACTGGTTACCAAAACGTAGCTTCGGATGCTAGAGGATTCAATTTAGGTCAAACAGATCCAAATGGTCCGATTATATCCGCTACCGAGCCAACCACACAAACAGATGGAACATCTTTAGTGGATGGTGACTTGTGGTTAGATACATCAGATCTAGAAAATTATCCAAAAATTTACAGATATGATTCATCACAAGATGATGGTCAAGAGTGGGTATTGATCGATAACACTGACCAAACATCACAAGATGGTATTTTATTTGCAGACTTTAGATATCACACAAACGGCACTTTGGACGTTGTTTCCAAAGAGTCATTGATTAGCGATCTATTAACATCAACATATGTTGATATTGATGCACCAGAAGCTGCATTATATCCAAAAGGTATCCTTGGATTTAATCTAAGAAGATCTGGATACAATGTTAAGAAGTTTGTTAAAAACTGGTTTACTAGATCAAACTTCTCAGATGTGACAACATATCCTACACTTCCTACAGAAAAAGATGCATGGGTGACTGCTTCAGGTTTGAAGACAGACGGTTCTCCTTACATGGGAAGAAAAGCACAAAGAAATATGATTGTGCAGGCAATGAAATCAAGCGTTGAAGCAACAACAGAACTTAGAGAAGAGCAGAGAGAGTTTAATCTACTTGCAGCTCCAGGATATCCAGAATTAATTGGAAATCTAGAAACTCTAAACGCAGACAGAAAAGAAACTGCTTTTGTTGTTGGTGACACTCCATTCAGACTAGCACCAAACTCAACAGCAGTAACAAACTGGGCGAATAACAGAGCGGGTGCTGCCGACAACGGCGAAGATGGTTTAGTGTCATCCAACTCATTCACAGGTGTGTTTTATCCATCAGGATTTTCAACAGACCTTGCAGGCGAATCAGTTGCTGTTCCTCCATCACACATGATGTTGAGAACAATAGCATACAACGATACCGTTGCATTTCCATGGTTTGCACCAGCCGGTGTAAGACGTGGTGTGATTGATAACGCTACTTCAGTTGGTTTTATCAACTCCGAAGGAGAGTTTGAGACAACAGCAGTGTCGGAAGGTTTAAGAGATGCACTCTATTCAGTTAATGTTAATCCAATATCATTTATCACAGGAGCAGGCCTATTAAACTTTGGTCAAAAAACAAGACAACTTACAGCTTCTGCTTTAGACAGAATTAATGTTGCAAGATTAGTTGCGTTTGTAAGATTGCAATTAGACAAGATTGCAAGACCATACATTTTCGAACCAAATGATGCACTTACAAGAAATGAAATCAAACAAGCAGTTGAATCATTCTTGTTAGAATTAACATCACAAAGAGCATTATACGATTTTGCAGTTGTGTGTGATGAATCAAATAACACACCAGCAAGAATAGATCGAAATGAGTTGTATGTTGATGTTGCTATAGAGCCTGTAAAAGCAGTTGAGTTTATCTATATACCGGTTAGACTTAAAAACACAGGAGAAATAGCAGGTAACCTTTAAAGGTTTAACTTGAAATAAGGAGATCATGGATATTAAATATTCATACTAGGAGAAAAATAAAATGGCAGTATCAACACTATCAAAATTTACAGTACCACTAGCGAGTGATCAATCAGCAAGCTCTCAAGGCTTGTTAATGCCAAAACTACAATATCGCTTTAGAGTGATACTTGAAAATTTTGGTGTTTCAACTCCTAGATCAGAATTAACAAAACAAGTCGTAGACATCACAAGACCAAATGTCACATTTGATCCAATCACACTCGACGCATATAATTCAAGAGTGTACATGGCGGGTAAACACACATGGGATCCTGTAACATTGAATGTTAGAGATGACGTAAACAACGAAGTTTCTAAATTGGTGGGCGAGCAGTTACAAAGACAATTTGATTTCTTTGAGCAATCATCAGCCGCTGCCGCAGGTGACTACAAGTTTACATCGCGAGTAGAAATACTAGATGGTGGAAACGGTGCAAATACTCCAAATGTTCTTGAAACATTTGAATTGTATGGTTGTTATTTAGACAATGTACAATACGGCACACTTGCTTATGCCACATCAGAACCTGTACAGATCACAATGTCTATCAAGTATGACAATGCGATCCAAACTCCAAGAGGCACAGGTATTGGCACAGCAGTGGCTAGAGCTATCGGCACAGCCGCAGTTGGTTCTTAATACACCACTTTTTTAGTTCTATAAATATACAGTATGAACTGGCGTAACAATTTTCTTGGTCAATTGCTAGGTGGCGACACATTAAAAGACTATCAACATGCCGCCCGTTTGTACACAGACGATCTTTTTAGACTAGCACCCAAAACTAAATTTCTATATCATGTTGTGTTTGAAATAAATCCGGCAGCTGTGGGTTCTAGTTTGTCTGCAACGTCTAAATTAGAATTGGGCATGATAGTAAAAAGATGCGATCTACCTTCATACAATTTTAATGTGGAATTAAAAAATTCATATAATTACAAAAATTATATCACTACTGGCATTTCTTATCAGCCGGTGACAATAACTTTACATGACGACATGGGTGATGTGGCTACAGCATTTTTCAAATCATACTATCAGAATTATTACGCAGACACTCTGCATCAAGCTATCGATTACACAAATGCAGATTACAATTCAGATTTTGCCACCACACAAAGATGGGGTAGAGACACAGGAACATTCGACAGATTTTTAAATTCTGTTAGTATCTTCCAATTGAACAGACAAAGATTTACCGAATACAAAATGATGAATCCTATAATAAATGATTTTGCCAATGGAACAATGGATCAAGCCGACGGAGTAGGAGTTAATGAACATCAATTCTCCATATCATATTCAGGTGTGCTAATACAAGCAGGCACGGTGGGCAGAGACAATCCACAAGGGTTTGCTAGTTTCCACTACGATAATAGTCCTTCTCCTAATTCTCCATTAGGCGGTGGTGCAGATTCTGTTTTTGGAGTTTTAAGCGGAGCAGGCACAGCTCTAGGATTGCTAGGCCAAGGAAACATTCTAGGAGCAGGATTGGCTGCCGCAAATGTTTACGAAAAATTAAAATCAGGCAGGGCGATAAAAGGTGCTAGAGAAGAAATCATAGGCATCACAAAAGATGCAATTAAAGGTGCACAATCAAATCTAGGCGCAACTTCAAAACCGGGAATAAGATTTCCTAAAAATGAAAGAACTCAAAAGGCTGATGCAATCTTAAAAGAATCTAACACTAGGGACATTTACAATAATAGCCTAAATAGTCAAAAACCCAAAGCAAATGAAAATTTATCAGTAGATCTTTCAGCATCGGATAATCAAATAAAACTAACACCAAAACAGGTTGTCAAATATTTGGAAATTGATGATGTTGCAAAAACAAAATTCGCAAAATATGTTACATTTAGACAGGATCAAAACCTACAATTAAGTGACGTAGAAACAGAATGGAGTAAACTGACAGCCGCTAAGAAGGACGAATACAAGAC